GGTAAGTTGGAGTCGAGAATCATTTGACTCTCCAAATCCGCCATTTATCGCACTTTGTCCCATGGCCAACTGTGTGTATCACACTAATTCCTTTAATGAGAATTTCGATTCCTGCATTCTTTGCGGCTTTTCTTAGCCCACCGGAGGAATTGTGCTCATACACAAAGGAATCTCCTACCTCCATCCGATCCCACGGCAACTGACTCAGCGTCCCTGACTGACTTTTTTTATCGGGGAGGGGCACATTCTTTTCGACGATGTAACTCATTTCCACTCCATCAGGCATTTCGGATATTTGAGAAAGCTGTGCCCCGGCACGATGCCGTTGTATTGCACGTGCCAGCCCTGGCGCCCCAGCGCTTGATCGAGCCACTTTCGTTCTTCGAATACCTTGCGCTCGCCGTGCGCCTGTGAGCGAATCGGGTAGTGCTTCGACAGAAACTTCACCGGGCAGATGCGTCGGCCGCGAAACTGCACCTGGTGGCCGCCGCTGGCCGCGAGGCTCACGGGCCCGACGTTGCGCCATGCTTTCACCTGGCCGATGCGCTGGTTGAGCGGGTCGTCGCTGTAATAGCGGAAGTACTGCTCGGGGTCTTGTGAGCCGTCGAAGCCATTGTCGACCGGGTGGAACGTGAGCACCTGAAAATCGACGGCGTTGAAGCTTGAGTCTTGGACGTTCTGGAATGCTTGAGCCAAGACATCATCAGGGTAACGGCTGTAGCGCAGTTCGTCGGCATCGCAATGCATAATCCAGTCGGCGTCAGCCCCGGCTGCGATCTTTTCCACCTGGCGCAAGAGTTCGTGCCAGGACACCGGCGGCGCTGGATGGCGGAGGATCTCTGCGCCGGCCGTGTGCGCCACCATCACGGTTTCATCCGTGCTCTCACAGTCGATCACCAGCACGTCGCAGCCCTGCCGCTTGAGGTGGCGCACGGTCCAGCCGATTATGTCCGCCTCCTGAAACGTGCAGACGATGGCCAGGATTTTCATAACCGCATCCTCTCCGCGCAATAGCTGTCGAACTTCGGCGCACGTTTCCAGCCCGGCGCGATCATGTGCTTAGCTAAGTACGCCTCGCTTGTGTTACCGCCGTGAATGCCGCAGATTATTCGCGACTCGGCTCCCGCTATTGCCGATTCGGCCGCGCACAGCGGCCAGTGGTGCAACCACCAATCCTGGTCGGGGTACTTGCGGTCCTCGCGGTATGGGTGCGCTTCCCAGACGCGCCGCCAATAGCATCGGGAAGCATCTACGATATATTGCGGGTGCGGGTGCGCGTAGATCCACGCTTCGCCATGTTGCTCATGTTGACGCTGTTGCTCGTCTACACAGATCGGGCACGAAGCCTCGCGCTCGTCGTAAGAGCATTCATGTGCTACTGTCCGCGTGTCCCAGAACAGGAGCTCACGGTAGCCGACGGCCTCTACGCCGCTCGATTGCAGGAACGCCACCTGCTCTTCGATGCGCAGCGGGTGACTCCAATCATCGCTGTCGAAGTGCGCGATGATATCGGCCGACTGCGCCAGCGTGTTCGCGTAATTGCGGAGTGCGCCGAAGGTGAGGCCCGTGCCATTCATCATCGAGTAGACTTCGTTCGGACGGTAATAGCCGCCGAGCTTCGGCTCGCCGGTGTCCAGAATCAGCAGCGATTTGTTGGCGTAGGTCTGCGCTCGGAAGCTCGCGACCGCCCGGCGCACCATCTCGGCTCGCCCGTTGACCAGCATGACGGCGCAGACAAGCGGCTCGCTCATGGCCGCACCCCGGCGCGATGCGACAGAACGGCTGGATTCGGGAACCGCTCTCCGCAGGTTCGGCACTGATACGTGCGGCCACCGGCAAAGTAGATCGCGCTGTGCAGCATCTTGCACCATCGGCGCTTCAATCGGCGGATCATTCGCCACTCCTGACCGGCGGAGTTTTGATCGGACGCCCCGCGCGCTTGCGGATGGCTTCGTCCAACCAGTCCGCCAAGCGCATGTTCTCGCCGATGGCGGCCAGTCGCGCGAGTTTAGCCGTCTCGGAGTCCATCAGCACGTTAAATTGCACTTTGTCAGGCACAATTAGCATTCTAGAGCGCACCTCGGCGGGATGTCAATAGAAATCTAAATCGGGGATATCTGCAATCCGCCCGGTACTATCGGGCCGCCCTGATGCTGCGGTACCACTCGACAGAACGCCATGACTTCAGCTTCCGCACGATCCGGCGATTGCACGCCGCGTTTCCGCGCATCCTCTTTCGGCTCTACCTGGATCTGACCGTGGGAGAGTTCGCGATATTCTACGCCTGATAATTGCGCCTTCGTGTCTTCGTCGATGGCGTCCGATAAGTGACTGATATAATTCTCTTTATAGCAATCGCGCAATCTGAAATACGACTCCGCTTTGGCGTTCAGAAATTGCTCTTTGTCCATCGGGCTCGACCCTGCCTTGAAGCCGAACACCGGGAATCCGCAGTCGGCAATATGCAGCGCCATGCCGTGGCCGACTCCCACCGTATCGACCACCACGAGGCCCACCGGCAGTCGAAAGCGTTCCGACAGTCCGCGCAGCCAGCGGACGACAGAACCGCGCGGATCGGCTTCGCTCCAGGAGTCTCGCGCCAGTATCGTGCCATTTACGCGGGCGCAGGCCGCCGTTTCGTCATCGCCGCCGGCCGCTACGTCCAGGCCCACCTGAATGTAACAGCCCTTAGACGCGCGCTGTTCGTCCGCATTGGGCTCTCGGTCGGCGCGCTCGATCCAGGCCAGGGAGAATACCGCCCACTGGCCTTGCTGGGGGAACTCGCCGAGCACGCGACTTTGGAACCGCGGATTCTGCGGCCCCCACTTGTGATACATCTCGCGTACCCACCGTCGCCGGGTGAGCCACGGAAACGGCGCATAGTCGAGCTGATCCTCGGGGAGCGCCATCAACGATTCGAGCGTCAGACCGGCCAGGTTCGGCGTGTCGAATGCGGAGATCGTGATGCAGCAATGGCCAGGTGTGCCGCGGAGTTTCGTGAAGCTCTCGTATACCGGGCCGGCGGGCACGGTCGGATTGCAGAGAGTCACGAGGCGCACGTCGCCAGCAGAGCGGATGCCTTCGATAGCATCCCAGATGTCCGACGATATGCCGATGGCTTCATCCGCGAAGATGGTGACGCGTCGCCCGTGGAAGCCTTGCGCATTGACGCCCTTGCTGCTCGAGAATCCTTGCGCGTAGCACTTTGGCGAGATCTCCCAGCGCGTCGTGGTCGGCTCCGGGTAGCGGATCTTGCTGTCGCTGATCGCCGCCGTGATTTCGCCCCACACGGTTTTCACCTGGCGCAAGGTGGGCGCCATGATGAGGACGATGGATTCGTCTTGGCCGGTGAGCTCGTAGGGCACCATGCCGGAGACGGCGAAGGTCTTGCCGCTACCGTGGCAGCCCTTGACGGCGACTGATGGGTGTGTCGTGATGGCGCGGCAGAGTTCCTGCTGCTTAGCCCAGAGTTTGCGGCCGAGGAACTTCTCCTGGAACCTAACCGGATCGGTCATCGGACTGCATGAAGGCGCGCACAGCCTCCATGTCCATCTTGCGGTCCTCGCCGTCCTTCGCCACGAAGCGGTGCGCGCTCGTCTCCTGGAACCCGGCGCGGCACTTCAGCCAGAAACAAATCGCGGCCATATTGCCCACTTTGATCTGCCTTACGAGTTGGCCGACCGCGAGAGTGTTTATTTCTGCAAGGCCGAAATCGAGTTCGACGCGGAAGTGTTCGCGTAGGGTTTTATCGGTCATCCCCATACGGGCTGCGATGGTTGGCTGGGTCATCCCGGCCGCGGCCATCAACTGAACACGCGCTCGATCTTCGTCGGTGACTTTCTTTGCGGCTGGCATTTTATACCCGGTAAATCGCGGCGACGCGCCCTGCAAGTGTCAACAGCGATGATTTTACCATCACTTGCGTTTTCAGTCGATTACCGAGTTTCAGGTTGCCGCGGCTGACATAGCCGTTGCGCTCGAAGAACGGCACGGCAGATTCAAGCACGCGGGCGAAATTGCATTGGAGATAACACAGGATCGCAGCGCCCAGACCGTGCGAGCGATGACTCGGCGCGACGTTGAGCACCGTCAGGCAATTCAGAGCCGGATTGACGATGGCGGTTGCAACATCCTCGCCGCCAAAAGAGAACACGAACGCGCCACCGTTGCGCGTGGCACTCATTACGGTCTGGCGCCCAATGAACGCCGGATGCTTGCCGCGGTTCAGGAGGGTTTTGACGCGCGAGTATTCGGTGCTTTTCGCCGCTTGGACTTGGAATTCTTCCGCACAACGGCAACGTGTCGGTGTCCGCATTTGCATACGCAGTTGGGGGTGGCGCCTTTCGGCGAATCATGGTCAAGCTCATCTGGCAGCATCAACGCATCCAGGCGTTCTTTGAGAGTGGAATCGAAATCGACGATGCCCGCCAGGAGCGCATCGTCGAGGAACACTGAGCGCATGGTCTCTTCGTCCATGTCGGCCAGAAACGGGGCCATCAGTTCCGGTGTCGGCTCGCCGTGGACGGTGTTCATGTTGACGGCAATTCTCGCGGCGCGCTTATCGTCGCAGGGGTCCACCAGGCAGGCCGGCACTTCCGCAAGTCCAGCCTCCCGAGCCTCGCCGACGCGGTGATTGCCAGATAGAATTTCGTACTTTTCGCTCTTCTTTCGCACCACGATCGGGGCGAGAAAGCCATCGCGGGAGATAGACTTTCGCAGGGCGGCCGACTGTTTTTCGCTGAGGTACTGCGGGTTTCGGCGTAGGGCGACGAGATCAGACAGCGGAATCGTGATGTAACTGACTGTCGGCGACGAGTTCAAACCGCAATCGTACCATATCGGGCGTCACTTCGGGGTAGCAGGCGAGCACCTGGGATGCCCTTTCCTGGCTCAGGGAGCGCACAGTACTATGCGGGGATTGCCGCATCGTAGCACCTTTGACAGATCTAGCGAGCACGCTGTGCTTCATGTGTCCGGTAGAAGCGGGCGATGTACCGCGATAACTCCTCCGGTATCTTGGCGATCATGGCCGAAGCTGCCTTGCGGGAATTGCTGTTGCCGTGGCTCTTGCGCGGATCTTTGCTCCTGTCCCGAATGGCGCTTTTACCGTCCAAGCCTTTCCGGCCTTCAACAAGCCGCGAATCGTCCTTCGTCAACGTCGCCGCTTTCCGCCGCTCATCCAGCGCCTTGTCGAACCATTCCGGCCCGCTGCCCACTCCAGACCCGTGCTCTTCACGCCACCGCTGCGCGACCGCCGCGCTCTGGGACGATCCGCCAACAATTCCCTTCCCATGCGCGTGGAAGTTGAAGCCCGGCACTTTGCGATGCGGCGGGATAATCGGCATCACCGCCGGCACGTCGCCCCACAGATAGAAGCTCCCGAAGTGCCACGCTGCCCGACCAACCCACGGCTGAGCTCCCTTGACGTTTTCCACCACCATCGGCACATGACGACCGGCCGCGGCGCACGCTTCAGCCTGAATCCGAAAGCAGGCGTTGAAGAGATCGTTCGACGGCGGCGGAAGAGCCTTTGCGCGCTTCCAGGGCATCGCCCGGTAAGAATACGCCTGGCAGGGGGGCGAGGCCACAATCACGTCAGCGTGCCGGAATTGCGACCCGTGGAGCGTGAGCACGTCCTGCAGCACCAGTTGCGTCTGGTAGTGCGCTTCGCCGTACTGATGCCGCTCGATGTCGAATCCGATGACACGATAACCCTCTGCCAAAAATCCTTCCGTCCAACCGCCTAACCCGCAAAATAAATCAATGCACAGGGGCATGTTTCTCCCGCTCGTGCTCTTCGACTTTGCGCAATGCCTCGGCTACCGTGTTGCCCTCGAATCGCTGCTGGCAGTACTGGCAGTGCATCTGGTAGCGCTCGGTGTCAGCCATTGCGCGCCTGCTGTCGGTCGTAGCCATCGCTGGCGGACCCGCGCTCTTTGCGCCCCGTGCTGATCTTACGCACAACTCCGGCTGTCCCGCTTGCGACCGCCGTGCCGGTATCGGCGTAACGGAGACCGCGCTTGCACTCGTTGCCCCAGCGTGAGAGGTCCACGCCGCCTGGCCAGAAGTTGAGATCGTACGGAGGTTGGCCGTGAATCGCAATAAATTCGGAGATGATCATGCTTGCGCCTTCGCTTGTGCCTGTTCTGCCGGCGCGGATGCCATTTGCTTTCGCCCGAGACTTCGAAGTTCCAGCGCGTGGAAGTCCCGACCGGTCTGGCAGGTACACCATTCGTCACCCACCTTGCCGAGCCCGTTGCATGCGCTGCAACGTCCATTCGGGTTCTTTGACGGCTCCGGAGGAGACTCTGGAATCGTGATTTCCGTGCCCACAACCTGGTTGATTCGTTTGGCAAACGATGTCAGGAATCCGGCCGGATTCTCCCAGGTATTCGGCACATGCGGGCGAAGTCGCTCAATAAATTCAACGCGCGGCACGTCTCGCAGTTCGACCAGTTCCCAGATGCGACGTTCGACATCGGGCGAGATTCGGATGCCGGTTTTCTCTTCATGGATCGCGCGCAGTTCTTCCTCGGGGGATCGCCTGTTTTGTGCTTTTTGTTGTGTTGGTTTTTCATCATCAAACTTCTTAAAAAAAACAACTTTTTCTTCTTTGAGGTTTGATGATGAAACACTACAAGACATTACAGGACATAACATAACAGATCCGCCAACGTCTCCCAACGAAGTGGCGGACGATGGGGGATTACTGGCGGATGATTGGCGGATGATTGGCGGATTCTCTGTATCTGCTTGAATCGAATCGACTTGTTCAAGCCATCCAATTTCAAGCAATCGCGGAATTGCTTCCTCGAACTCGGCGGCCGGCAACCGAGACAGCCTGGCAAGGCTCAAACAGACCCCGCCGGGTCCATCCGGGAGCGTACCGCGCTTTTTCTGCCTGGATGCGATCTCCACGATGGCGTACCAGGACCCGAGATGAGACGCCCCTCGGGGATGATCTACGAGGGTGGTATATCCCAACCCGTCCATCTTGTTCGGTATCGCCACCCAGTCCAACTTCACCAATTTTCGGCTGGCGGCCGTCTCAAAATGCTTGTTCCAATCGCGGACACGAAGTGTCACTGTTCACCTCTCCCAAGGTGAGCCGGGGCCGCGTCGTGGGAGCGACGCGGCGGGTCCGGCCATCCGTTGAAGCTGGTTTGCGGCAGCCTCAAGGAAATCATACCCCGCTTTCGCCGGGGTGTAAAGGCTTTTCGGGCGCCAGATCAAGCACGCCCTGGCTCAATCTTCGAGCAGCGATCTCGCAGTAGCGCCGCCGGCATCCGGCCTCCCGAATGGCTCCCATGATGAGCGTGCGCTCCATCTCTCGGCCCAACTCGACCATGCGCGGCGTCACCTCGGAATGAAACTCTAGTCGTGGAGGGCGAAAGGCCAAGGCCGCCCGCACCATCAACTTCTCCCGGATTTCCTGTTCGGTTTTCATTGGCATGGTAGAACCTCCTGTACTGGCACGTCCTCAAGGATTGTTATGAACACTTCAACGCGCGGGTCCGATCCGTCAAGCATGCGCCGAGTGCCGTCCCAGTCGCAAATCTGCCGGTCGTCGCGGATGATGTCGGCCGCCTGGAGCATGTCGCCGACGGCCTCCATCAGGTTTGACAGGTCGGGGCAGTCCAGGCGCATTAGGCCGGACTTCGTTGGCACCAGGTAGAATAGCGCCTCGACGCTGATAGGGTTGATGATCGGAAGCTCCACGCCGGCCGCGCGGAGCCTCTGATTGATGAGCATACACTCTATGACGGCCGCTCTCTCCCACTGCTCGTAGGCGAGAGACGGAAGCACCTTTGGGAACCCGCCGCGTTTTCCGCACACCCGGCACATGGGGCCAATGTTGACGATACGCGGCGAGTTCTTCTTGCTTCGGGGAGCGCCGTGGATTGCGAATCCGGGTACCTCGCGGAGCATCAGTTCACCGTGCTCTTGTTCTCGCGCGGCTTGCGCTTCTGGTGCGTCCCTTCGCCCATTGCGACGGCAGAGGCCAGCGGAGCGAGCGGGGCCGCGGCATCAGGATTGCTGGTTTCCTCGATGTTATCCGTTTCCTCGCTGGTGTCGCGCGCCTGCTCCCGAGAGATCAGCGGCTCTTGTTTGTCCTCCAGCGGCATCTCGGACTGCTGCTCGTAGTTGACTCGGAGTTGCGCAGTGCCCTTGCCTATGGCCTCAATGTAAGCCTCGACACGACCCGCCGCGCCAACTGCGCTCGTGACGATCTGGAAGCGGAGTTGCTGCTCGAAGTTGTCCTCTCCCACCTTGCCCCGGGCGAACTCGAAGTTCGAGATGCCGGTAGAGTCAAGCTGCAGCTCATGCTGCCGGAGTTCCTTACCGTCCGGAGTCAGCACGAAGTGGCTTGCTGTGAGATCGCCATCGAGTTTTGCCGAGTCGAAGCCGACCGGCGGTTCGCCCCATTCCAGAGCCTCGCGGACGGGCTCCGAGAAAGCGGCGGTGAAGTTCAGTTTGACGTACTTTTGTTTCGACTTATCGTCGTAGCGTAAGTCGACGAAGCGGATGTAAGCTCCGCGGAATATCAGTTTCGACATGTTATTACTATTTCTCCTTTTCACTTACTAAGTGGACCACTTCCCATTCCCACAATCCCAGAGCGCCCTTCGCCGGCACTGGCTTGTCCAGTTGCACAACGTCTTCCAGCACCCAGGCAAACCGCCCTGAATCGTAGTTCCCCAGGGCCCGCTCCCTGTCGCTCAGTTGTTCCGTAAAGGCCGAAGATATCAGCGTGCATGCGACAATCTTGCAGGTAGCCAAAACAACACCCAGTGGATAGCCCGTCACGGACGCATCGCGGCAAGTCGGGAAACATTCATAGCAGTCTGGCTCGCAAGTGAACATCCGCGCCCACTTCGGAAAACCTTTCGCCGCGTGAATCGCCAGCGGCCCGCGATACGATGTGCGCCAAGATCGAGTTTCGATCCGTTTTGCGCCCACGGCAACCAACGTTGCCCAGGGCTGAATCAAAGTCAGAGCTTTCATCGAACCGCCCACGTCACCACCAGCGCGAGGCTGGCGATAACGGCGATGCACCAGCCCGAGACGGCCGCCGCGTGCTGGCGCCGGATCTCTGTCTCCAGGATCTCGGTGAGCGCCGAGTAAGTCGCCGCGTTGGCGACGATGCTCTCCTCGGCGGTCTCGCGTTTCTGGCGTTCTTCCAGCCAGCGCTGGTGGCATAGCGCGTGCATATCGTCTGGCGATTCGAGTGCTACGCCCATGGTGGCCAGCCAGCGGCGGTCTTCGGGGCTGTTATACGCCATCGTCCACCTCCGTTCCTGCCGCGATGCGGCCTTTGACCACCTGGCGGTGGAGCGCTTGGAGTACCTCAAGCATTACGATCTGCGTCTCCAGATCGAGCGCCATGAACTGATCGGACATGGCGGCGACGTTGCTCTTGCGCGGGACGCCCTTGTCGCGGCGTTCCTTCCGCGCGATGCCCGATACTGGCGGCAGATTCGGCCGCGAATGACCGGACGTGCCAACCGTGTTTTCAAGAATCTGATCGTCACTCATAGGATTTCTCTTCTTATCCCTGCCTCTGCCTCTGCCAGCGTGCATCCGGCCGCTAGGCACATTTCCACCACCTCGGCGTCTTCCGCTGCCTGGCGCGCCATGGCGGTCACCAGCGCGGCGTCCTGTTGGCTTGCTATCGTCATCGCAGCACCAGCGATGTATGAAATTCCACGTCCGCGCCATCCACCGCCACGCCGGACTTGATCGCCTTTTTGATTGCCGAAAGGCTGATATCCTCGCTCACGCGTAGCGATTCGACACCCTCAACAATCCCCTTGTCGTCGGATGCCCGGCCCATCTCTGACAGGTGAAACCACAACCACGCCGGCATCTTGACTGTGACGTTTTTGTAGGCGTCGGCCACATCGCCCGACACTACGACCGCGTCCGAATGCCGGAAGAACAGCGTGTTTTCCGTCGTCTTGAGTTGCGTGATGCCCCGCCCCAGCATCACCGCTACCACATAGTCCCGCAGCCACTTCTCGGCGCGCTCGAACGTCCTCCGGCGGTTGTGGATGCGCTCTTGCTCGGCCTTGAGGGCATCCTGCTCTGTGGCCATGCGCCGAAGAACCCCGGCGATATTATCCGTCTTCGTGGCGAGTTCCGCGCCGAGCCGCGCCAGGTGGATGTCGATCTCCTCTAGCTGCGCCTTCAGCGGATCGGAGTCCACCGGCTCCAGCGGCTCGGCCAGTTCAGCCACGATCATCTCGCGGCTCTCGAAATACGCGCCAAAATCATCGGCGAGCGCATACAACGTAGCGTCCTGCTTTGCGATTTCACTGGGCATTTTGGGCATTTTGTTCCTCCATCATCTTCTCGACCGCCTTCCAGAGCGCGGTAAAACACCGCTTGGCGTTGCCGACGGAACGGTAGTTCTCGCCGCGGATCTCAAACTGCTCCAAGGTCTGGTTCCAGGCTTCCTCGGATTCGTACTTCAGCCACGCCTTCTTGAGCTCGGCAAACGCGGCGGTGATAGCCGCCTTCTTGCCAAAGTTGACCAGCACGGCCGCCAACGGATCAGCCGGCGCTGTGGGTGCTTCTGCGGGCGCGGGCGTCTCTGGCGTGGCCTGGGGCGCGACCAGGGGCATTTCTCCGGTGATCTTGGCTTCCGCGCTACCGCGGGGTTGCGGCTCGCCGGTGCCGATCTCTTCCTCGGTGACTACGCCGTTGATGGCGAATGACCGTTTGAGGGCCAACACTTCCGCCACCTTGCTTATCATCGCGCTCGGGTACTGCGACCAGACGCCGGAGGACTTCCGGTACTCCGAATAGTACGCCTCGCAGATGATCGGGTGCGCGCGATCCTTGCGCCAGACGGTGCAGACCGCCTTGATCGGCACATTCTTTTCGTCCCTCTCGACGCGCGTCTCGATGCCGTCGAACTGCGGATGACGGTTCGCGATGGCCAGATAGCCGTCGCGGCCGGCCATGATGCCCACGGAGGGCACGAACCAGACTTCCCGCAGGAACGGGTTGAGCGTGGTGACGCGGCAAACCTCTAGGAAAATCTTTAGTTGAGCGTCCGTTGCCCCTTTGCAAACAGTTTGTTTTATCGTCTCGATTGTCTCTCGAGCGTATAAGTTATCCATGGCGGCAAGTTCAGTTGACATTTCGCGTTGGTCGTATTTGTCGCGCTGCACGTCCTGCTGCGCGGCTTTGGTGAGTTCGCTGGTCACAATATCCTCCCGTCTTCGTCTTCGGCGCAGTGGCAGATAAGCATGCGGCCGCCGGCCGGAACCGCAAAATTGAGGGACGGTCTTCCGTGCCACATCGACCCGCCGGAGACGTAGATCCTGAAGCGGTCAATGATCGGCCGCAGCGGCGCCTCATTCAGTTTCGCCATCGTGACTCCGCGGAGCGTCACTCCATCGGGACTTTGATCGTGCATGACGGTCTTACCGTCCACATCATAGGACTCTATGAGTATCATCGTTATTCCCTCGGCGGGCAGCGCATGGCGCCCGTCTCGTTCTGTTCGGCATCCTCACGCGCGGATTCCTCGCGCTCCTCCTCACGCGCCTGCTGTTCGTCGGGGGGGAACGCCGCCGAAATCCTCCGCGCAAACTCGCGAAGATCGGCGTCTGTGCCGTGGATCATGACCCAGTCGAGGGCGTAGGGCGTCCCGCTCGGCAGATTGGTGTCTATCCGAATCGAAATTAGCCCGTGGGCCGGCTTGTAGTCATGAATCACGAAACTGCTTCCATCACTGCTGCTGATGTTTAGACTTATCTGTGCCATTTTTTCCTCTCGGCCCGTAAGGCCCGTAGGTGATACGCCAGAAATTGCCGCACGGCCTGATAGGTGATGCCGTAGTGAGCGCCGATGTATCTCATGGTCCACCCAGCGGCTCGCATCTTGACCATCTCTTCGTATTTCGCGTGGCTGGCCGGCTTGCCGTGCCTCACCGGATGATCGCCAGCCGAGCATGTGTGACCGATCTTGGCGGCGTGCTGGACGCCGTAACTTCCGCAGGGGCAACGCCTTTGTGCCATTGTCTTCCTCTTTTTTTTTCGATTACGCGGTCAGAGTCTCGGCGTT